ATCTTCCGACCTGCTGCGGCCTCAATCTTTTCGATCGACGCCCTGTCCACGCTCTGCCGCAGCCCTAGCCGGTCCCACGCGATACGCGCGGCGGACCGAGTCCCTGGTCGCGACATCACGCCCATTGGGGTTCCGCCCTCGCGCAGCGCTTGCTCAATAGCGTCGATGCGGCGGTGGGCCTCGGCCCGCGAGATCGGCGGTGTTGGCATCAGGCACTGCGCCCAAGAGCGCGCCAGCGCGTGCCGTCGCTCGCGACGCAAGCGCGACCATCAGGCCCGACGATGACGAGCGTCCACGAGCCGGACGGCGCGGCGAAGACAACGACCTGTCCGCCGGGCATCTCGCCCACCGCGACCGGCTTTTCGTTGTGCTCGCGTGAGAGGAACTCGGTGAGCCGCTCGATAGGCGCGCACACCGGCTGCTGCCCGCGCGCGGGCATCGCGGCGAGCGCAATAGCGGCGGCGAGCAGGATGGCCTCGCGTGTCATCGGATAGGCAAGAAGGGCATGAGCTTGACGAGCAGCGCCGTCACCGCGCCGGATGCCGCGCCGACAGCGATCAGCACCCGCCAGCCACCGCCCGCTGCGTCGAGCGCGCTTCGCACGGCCTTGAGGTCTGCGGCCATCGCCTCGACAGATTTGTTGAGCGCGGCGACCTCGGCCTCGAGGCGGCCGAAATCGCGCGGGTCGATGTGATCGCTCATGGCGTCACGTCTTGATGATCTTGTTAAGGATCAGCGTGGGCTGCGTGTTTTGGTGAGCGCCGCCGCCTCCCGTGCTGCCGGTGTTTCCAATACTGTTGCCTCCCGTCGAGATGAGCCCTTCGCTTCCACCAGCTATGCCGCCACTATGCGTATGCGCCGGCATTTCTGCGGTGATCAGCGTGTGCGTCTGCGTGCCGCCGGACGCGCCGAGCGATGCGCCGTTGATACCACTCCCGCCCGTCGTCAAACGGCTTGCCGCCGTTCCATTCATGTCGTCTTTACCAGCAACGACACGACCACGAAGGTCCGGCAGATTGAATGTTGTGCTGCCGTCGCCGACGCCGAAGGTCGTCCCGATGGCGGTGAACAAGTCGGCGTAGGTTGTTCGACTGACAGCCTGGCCCGCGCAAAGCAACCATCCGCTCGGAGCGGATGATCCGGCGAAATCAACGACCGAGCCAGCTGGAATGAAAGTGACCGTTGAACGCTTCAATTTACTGCTGTCGCTCGCATCGAGGATCAGAACCTGATCGCTCGCATCGTATGTCACGCTGGCCGGCGAGATGCTCGCGAGCTTCAGCGGCGTCAGCGCGCGCGTGTCATCGGTGCCGTTGTTGGCCTCGATCTGCGTCGCGATCTCGATACGACCGGCGGCGCTTTCGGTGGCGTCCTCGACGCCGAGGTTCGTGCGTGCCGCTGCGGCGGTCGCTGCGCCCGTGCCGCCGTTGGCGACCGAGAGCGGGATCGACGCTGGCCCGCTGGTGATCGTGCTGAGATTGAGGTGGGTGAGCAAGTCATTGAACTTGTCCACCAGGTCCGCGAGGTCAGGACGCGCCAGTTTCGGGTCGTCCGTCGCGCTGTCCAGGTTCGCCTTGGATGCGTTCGTCGGGAGCGTCATGCCTGTGGCCCTCGCAGCTCTACATCGATCGTTGCATTGGCAAGTGTACCAGAAGAATTGTACACTTTAAATTCAGCCGCTGGCTCAGAGTTGACGATCTGCGTTTTGCTTATCAACTCCCACGACCAGCCCGCGCCGACGTTCTGAAGCGCCAGGATACGGGCGGTTGAAATCGCCGCCAGCTGGCCGCGCGCCCCGATCTTGAAATGACCCGCCGCGACCGAAGAGAACCACGACGCCGTCTCGGTCGCCGTGTTCACGTCCTCGTAGGTGTCCGTATACGACGACGAAGAGATGATGGTCGTCAGGCCAGACAGGACCGGCGTCGTGTCAGACACCGAGGCGCGGATCTGCACATACCGCTTGCCCTCGACCAGCGCCAGCGCGACCCAGGAGCCGGTGACGGTGCCGTCCGCTTGGGTGCCCGTTTTCATCTCCAGCGTCACCGTGCCATTGGCGATAGCAGTGACGAGCGGCGTGAAATTGACATCCGCCCCGAGATCGAGGACCGGCGTCTCGTATCGGATCGGGCTGTTGTTGTTGAGAATATTGTCCCATGTCGAGGCGAGGCTCGACCAGGCGCTCGGGAGGTTCGACCAGTTCTGGCTGCTGGTCGCGTGGAGTGCGTTATCGCGGTCGAGGAAGCACGACGTCTTTGTTCCAGGCCATGCCAGCGACTGCTCGATCCGCTGTAGCAGCACATCGCGCAATGGCGGATCGCCGAGCACCGCAGACGCGATGAAGCGTGCGTCGGTGCTTTCGTTCCCGCTGCTGTCCACCGTCTTGACCGCGAACCAGTATGTCCCGCTGGCGAGATCCGCCGTCTCGTAGGGCGACGAGATGAGCAGCCCTTCATGGAGCGCAGTCATGCTCGACCAGTCGGTCGTCGATGAGGTCTTGTAACGGATGCGGTAGCCGCCGCCGCTGCGAACATCAGCCGGAACGCTCGCGAGGCTCCAGGTGAAGCGCCGCGTTCCGTCCGCGATGCGTGCGACCTGAAACGTGTCAGGGCGCGGCGGCGCAGCCGATTTTCCGGCCACCACATGCCCAGTGACCGCCACCCACCCCGACACCACGCCGAGGCCCGAGATCGATCGGACGCGCACATCGTAGGCCGTGCCGTCCTCGACCGGCGCGACGTAGCCGACCGAGACGGAAGCCGAGGACAACACGCTGTCCCAGTCGGTCTCGGCGGATTTCTTCCAGGCCAATTCGTAGTTCGCGACGCGCGCGTCGGACGGCGCGGTCCATGTCGCCTTGATCCGCGAGATGACTGAGCCTTCGGCCAGCTGAAGGATCTCGGCGTCACCGCTCGCGAGGACGAGCGACGTCGGCGCGGACACGCTGAACGGATTGGGAAGATCGGTGTCCGGCGCGGGATCGACCTCTTCCTCGTCGGTGCCCGCCGTCCAGTCGTAGATGGTCGAGGCGGTCTCGCGCAGATCGAGATCGACGCCGAGACTGCCGTCGCCATCGGTCACGAAGCGCAAGCCGGTGACCTCAAATGGCTTCGCCGTCCATCCCATGCGCGTGTTCGTCAGGCCGACGACGTCGCCAGGAACGAGCCGATACGCCGTGAGCTTAGCCGCCAGCTGCACCGAGATCTGCTGCCGCGCCTTTCGCAATTCGATGCGCGCGATACGCTGCGCGGTCGCCGCCGAGGTGGTGAAGGGGAGATCGATGTCGCGCCAGAGCTTCTCGCCGCCGTCGTCGGAGACGTAGGTAGAGCTCGTCACCGGCGGGAAATCGCTCGCTTGCCACTTGTTGTCGGGGCTCACGAACGTGCCTTTGACCCCGTTCGCCAAGTCGCGGCGGCTCAAGCGCGACGACACGCGGATTGGCCCGCGCAGATCGGCCTCGGTCAGCGTGATGGTCGGTGCGGTATATGCGCCCGCGAAGATCGACCACGTCCCGCCGACCAGCGACGCGCGGCCCGCCATCGCGCCTGTCATCGATGCGATGATGTCGCGCGGGCGCTGCGAGGTGTCGAACGTACCGTTCATCGTGTAGCGGTCTTCGGTGCCGCCCGCCGCGAGCGTGACGTTCTCGTCGCAGATATTCGCGGCGGCGATCAGGTCGGCTTCATCGATGCGCGTGGCGTAGTCCACGCCGAGACCGCGTATCGGGTCGGTCAGGTAATCGGCCAGGCAAAGCGCCGCATTCGCGCTCCATGCGGTCGTCGATGTGCGCGGGTCGTAGACCTTCTTCCCCTTCAGCACCGCCGTGATATTCGGGATGCCGCTCGCGAATAGGTCGGAATTGTGCGTCAAGCGGACGTAGATGCACGCGCGGCCACGCTGCCGGTGGTCAGCGGTCCATTTGTCGCTTGCCTCGGTGATCAGGTCCGCGAAGGCTGTTTGCCCATCGGTGCCGAGCTTCTTCTGCACTCGGACATACCCGGCATACTTGCCGGTCGCTTCGCCCGCGCCGTCCAGCGGCACGATCTCGTCGTCGAAGTAGATGTCGCCGATCTCCTCGCACTCATGACCGGCGAGCGTGATGATGAGGTGCAGCTTGGAATTGCTGTCGGTGGTGTGCAGGAAGGTGATCGCGCCGCCGGTCCGCACCTGACCATAGACCACGCGCCACGGCGTGATCGGCTCGCGCACGGTCTGCGTGCGTTGAGCGCCGGCGAAGGGGTCGGAGAGCTTTGGCTGCTTGGGGCGGAAGATCGATCCGGCGATGGCCGATAGCGTGATCGAAGCAACGAGGCCAACCGCTGCCGTCACCAGCGCTGCGCCGACAGAAGCGCCGCCGACCAGAGCGACGATAGGGGCTATGATAAAGCCCATCAGACGCCCCAGGCAGCGACGATACAGCGCGACGGCATCATCAGTAGCCCCGACTGCGAAAGGCACGCCACGCGCGCGCCCGCCACGATCCCGGTGGCCTCGGTCTCGCCGTAGTCGGTGGTGACCAGCACGACGTCGCCGCGCTTTGCCATCAGCGTGTTGTTCATGGCCGGACCTAGCGCCTTG